TCAAAATGACCCGGAACATGTTCTTCTTGTCCTGACTCAGGATTTGCAACATTATACCCAAATAATTTCTTATATACAGGTTCTGACATTTTTCTAGTTTTAGCAAAATCAATAAAATCTTCAACCATATTATCTAAATTACCTGAAACAATCTTCTTGTTAACAAATACTGTACACATTAATGGAAATGCACTTTTTACTCCAGCAGGTGGTTGTAATAAAAACGCATCTGCCGCTTGTTTGTTTTGATCTATTTCTCGCTGAGTTGTAGCAATCATAGTTTTGTTTATTTTTAACTTAGGAACTGTAGGCATTTTTGCTGGAAGAATAGCAACATTGCTTGAATTTTTTAATTGTCCTATAGTACCGTTTAATAGTTGTGCTTGTTGCACGTTTGTTGCTTGTGGTGGCAAATATTGATGAACGGCGATACCGGCAACTTTATCTTTAATTAATTCACCAACCCAGTTACCCTGAGCTTCTACTGTATATGTTATGCCATTAGGATTTGCTTTAAATTTATACAAGCCATCTTGTTCTTGTAAAGGGCTACTGAATAATAAATCACCCCAATAAAATCCATTTCCAGAATATGATTGCTTTAGTCCTGGCCAAATAGTTGCTATAGTTTGATGTAGTTGACTACGGTCTACACCCCTAGCCATATCATATTTTTGAAATGCTTTTGGACTTGTGACATGGCCACTACCATCACTTTTGTTAAACATATGCTTGTCGCATATTATAAACTTTCCGTCCATTCCAGTGCCAAAAATCAATGCGGGATATCCATCCCATTTGATAGTCACTACGTTAGGATTTTGTACGGTATCAACTATTGCCTGCAAGCCCTGCTGTGCTCCAGCGGCACCTGTATGAAATATTAAATCTTCAGGGTGTTCTACATGAGCCTTGGTTAATTCAATTTCTTCTTTAATTACAAGGTTGATATCTTCCAGTTTGTTAACTAGTCCACGTAGATATTCGGAATTCATTTTTTTCTTCTTATTGTATTTTTAGATTCCATAGTAGGTTCTCTCCTACTTAATGGCCTATATGGTTCTTTATCCGGTGTTCTTGAAGATAAGTTGTTTGCCATTTTATTAAATACATCCGAACCAGTAGTAGGTTTAGGTGTACGAGGTGTTGTTAGATTACTTGCCATGTTGCCAAAAGCATTAGCTCCAGCATTAGAAGTGGTAGCGGGTGCTGTTAGATTACTTGCCATCTGACTAAATGCATTAGATCCTGAATTATTTTTTACAGGTGTAGTAGGTGCATTAATTTTAGATTTACCCGTGACTACTTCTTTATATAATTGATTATATTTTTCAGGGCTTTGTCTATACAATATTTGCATTGCAGTTTTTACAACTCTAGCTAAATCATCAAGATTTTCTTTACCTGTCAATTTTCTTATAGACTGAATTACTTGTTGAGTAGTTCCACTAAGTTGTTCAGGTTGCGCGGTTTGTTGCGGAGCTTGTGGTCCTCCAGCAGATCCTTGCGTTGGAGTATTAAAACCCTGTCTAGGTTGATCCTGTTGTACTGTAGTTGATGCAAGCAAATACATTTTATCTATCAATTGATTTAATGCTGGCGAAAAAAATCCTTTTTCTGAACCAGCTTTTTGAACTAGTTCTTGGAACTCTGGATTTTGCACTGCCGAATCACTGACACCGTATTTTTTCATAAAAGAATTAGCGATTCTTTCTACTGCTTCTGGCTTACTTGTATTCTTACTAGTGTTTAATTGTAGTTGCTTTTTGAAGTTATCTGTGAAATATTTTTTATGTGCAGCCGCGTTTCCAGCGCCTCCGCCTATACCTAGGTTATTATAAATACCTGCTCTAAAATTGTCCATAGGACCTACTTCATTGATTTGATTTTCAACGATAACTTCTTTAAGTTTCATCTTCTTTTTTCCTTAGACTTTTACTAAATCTACCTTGGTCTCTAGCTTTGATTGCACTTAGAAGTTTCTTTTCTAACACTAATGCTTTTTCTGCATCATAGTGTTTGTTAATCATTTCCAACAGATTAATAGCACTAGTAATAATATTATGTGCTCTACCTTCAATAATGTGTTTGGCATCACGGTTTTGGCCGATTGCTTCCAATTCTTCTAACAGACTGCGAGTTTTTCTTTGCATGATGTAGATATCCTAGTTGTATTTATCATTTTTTAAGATTACCCAGCAAGGCCTTAAGTTTCGCACCCTGCACATCAGCAACCACTGTTTTTGTGACAGGTTCTATTTCTACTGTTTCCCCTCCTGCAGTAACAGTAGATTGAGTCCTTAATCTGCTCATAATGTCGTTTGGACTGGGACTAGACTTGTATTTTGCTTGTTGTTCAGCATATCCATCAGGATCCTCGTCTGTAATACGCATAGTTTCAATATTGTATTCCAAGTCAATTTTCTGTCCTACCCCTGTAGAACTACGACTTTTCATACACTGAATTTGATACTTACCGCGTTCACGCATACTACGGCTTGTAAAGATACCGAACACGTTATCTGCTGTGTTAATCTTACTGATACCCCCAGCAATGTGACTGTGGTCAAACTCAATTTCTTCAACTGCGCTACGATTCAATTGACTTGCAGTTACCATTAAGATACCTAACTCTTTTGCTAAGTTACGTAATTCTTCCGAGACATACTTGTCTTTAATAAACTGGTCGTTTGGATTGACTTTAACACTTACTGGCATAACCAAATCAAGATAGTCAATCATTACAAAGTCAACTTTGATACCAGTTTGAATCTGTACTTCTTTTAAATATGAACGAATGTCATTTACATTACTTTGTGCGGGTAATCCCTTAACACGATATTGACCTGCTTTCTTTGCAGCCATTTTAACTCTAAGTTCAGTACCATCTATATCTTTACGAATATCTCTGGTGCTCATCATAGTCAACATCGCATCAGTTCTAAGTGAAGTCAATTCTTCTGACAATTCTAATGAAATATAAACACCACTTAATCCCATGTTCAACCAATTCAATGCAATGTTCATCATCACCAAACTCTTACCTGAACCTGAGCCACCTGCAAAGATATTCAGTTCACCGCGACTGAAGCCACCATATAGTAGTTTATCCATTTGCGGCCAGCCTGTACTTTGTTGTCCACCTGCATTAAAGTACTTGTTGATACGTGCTTTAGGGTCAGCAAAATAATCTGTACCCATATCACGTTGTAAACTAATCTGTACCGCATCTTTGATTAATTTTTCAACAGGGCCAAAGTCACCCTTGTCTAGTAAGTCAGCACTCTTAAGAATTGCTCGTTCTAATTCTTGTCGTTTAGTAAATGCTTCAAACTCTGCTAGAAACCATTCTGTGTGTTTGTCACCAAAATCTTCAATTGATTCAATTTGTTGTCCTGTAGTGGCTTTGATTTGTGTACTATCAGGCAACAAACTATACTTCTCACTATACTCAACCATGAACTCAGCGACAGGTCTTAACGACTTGTCAAAGTTTTCTGCATTCATAATGTTCATAACCCTTGTATACAATTCTGCATTTGTTAGCATCATTTGCAGAAAGAGCCGTTGAACATCTACATTATATTCCTTTAGCAATCTGTTTCTTCCTTAATTCTATTTTAATTTTACTCATTGTTGCATGTTCTAATATACTTAACAATGTAGATAGCTTACCATATTTTACTACTGCATCATTTACATCTTTGACACCATTCCCCCATTCAGGTAAACTAACATGATACCCTAATTCTAATGCTCTATCAGTAACTTTCAAGCCTGTCTTATCTTGATCGGGTACAAAAATGATTTTCTTATTTAACTGTGCTAATACACTTGCTTGCTCATTGCTGATATCATCATGCATTGTTGCAACACCATCAATTGATATTGCATCAAATATACCCTCTACTAGTATACACACTGTCCAATCATTGTTCTGATTGTCAATATTAAATACATATCCCGATTGTTGGTCGTTGATAAACTTAGGGATTTTGTTATCTATAAATCGTGTTGTGTTTCCTACGATTTTATTTTTATATGTATATGGAACAATTATTCCATATTGTGTTCTATTCTTATTATTTGGATTTACGTAGAACTCATACTTATCTAAGTTTACTTTTCTTTTTTGTAAGTAATCTACAAAAAATTTATGCTGAAGATTGTTTTTATCTAGTAAATCTCCATCAGGTAATTTTTTTGTTTTGAACTTGATTTCTTCACGTTTTCGTTTAATAATAAAATCAAGTATGTCTTTATGCTGTAAACTTTCTAAACTCCAGCGTTGAATTTGTTCATTGTCAACACCACACCATGTTAGAAACTGTCTTGTTTTACTATTGATTGTTCTACCCAATGTGAAACTACAACTGTAGTTGCAATTAAAGCAATGCATAACCCAATTAGTTTGTCCATCAAATTTAATGCCACCTCTACCACGACGGTCAGGGGTATGCCCACGATGGCTACAACACAATGCGTTGAAACTTGTCCAACCACTACTTGTTTGTTTTTTCTTGCCTGGAATTATTGATAGGATATCAAACATGTTAACATTGTAACATATTTTCAGTACAAAAGCAATCTTATCTGGCTAAAATTTGAGTCACATCGCCCTGAGTACTTACGAACTTGACACGTACATATGGGTGAAAACCATCGATGATGTATCCTTCAGTACCGGTGTTATCCAAGTATGGATAACTATTACCAATATTATACCAATCTGCATCAGGTAAGGTAGACCCTTGTACCTGTGCGTTACCGCTATATCCTTGGAATAAGGTTTGTATAGTCAACAAAGGATTGTCGGTCGTATTGATAATACTGCTGTAATAAGTCTCTGTACTGTTATTAGGTATGCTATGACTAGGAATAGTTACATTAAACGCAGGACTAAAACTAGGTAAGATACTATTAACTATTTCTACGGTTCCTCTAGCACTTGC